CGTCAATCTCCCAATAACATACGGGCTACAATGCATTAAAAATTTCCCCTGGATTCACGTCCAGAGTACAAAACTACAATGTAGCGTCGTAAGACGTAAATCAACGAGGTGAAACCTATTGCTAGGAAAAGTGGAGGCCCGTCCTCCCATCCGCTTAAACGGTCATGTTTTACTTTTTAATCCACCTCGATTATCTACCCGAAGTGGTGGGTATCATCTATTTACCTAGAATAGCGGCGGTTGTTAACTGTACCTGCAGTCATGCATTTAAGGTTCGCATGATGAACCAGTCAATCTTTATCCCCCAACTACGGGGTCATAGGGGTATCCCACCCCTCGTGAGCGTCTTATGGCACGCTATCGTTAATTCAAATAAACTCTGAAAACTTAACCTCGGGTAATACCAACCCAGCAATGTCAGGAATCTAACGCTATCCTGATTGTCGCGTGCAGTTATTGATGTGTAGATATTGGGCATACACCATCATATACTACTGCAAGAGTTACGCTGATGTTTAACGACTTCAACGAAAGTCGTGGCCTCTTAGACTGCGGTCGGGAATGTGTTATACAGCCATGTCGTAGGTGCATTCAAAAAATAGTGTAGACTGAAATCCGCTCCCGCTGCAACATACGTGGTGACTATAATATTATCATTCACTACAGTAGTTGGAAAGGGCAGATCAACCTGCAACCTCAGCTGGTCTTGATCATTAGCATAAGGAACATTACCTCGGATAGGATCCGTCGGATGAAATTTCTCTATAGCATAGAATGGACAGGATACACTTAGACCAGCCTGAGTCAGCTGGTTTGTCATGGACGCACCCTGGGAGCCAGCAAAACCCAATGTAGCACGGGCAAACTGACTATTACCCGAGACGGCGGTGGATACACTTTGGAATGAGGAATTTCCCCCGCTGGTCCTTACTACATATGCATGCTTTATGGGATTCGTAGATCCAACATTAAAGAGATAGTTCACACTCCCACGATAGCACAGATAGGCATTAGCGACCAGAGATAATGGTACAAACTCGCAAAAATTATATGGCGCAGTGCCCGATACCTGCTTATTAGCTGTGTGATATCCACTTGGACAGTACCCGGGGGACATTGGCAATCGCTGCACCACCTTAACCAGATATTCATATGTACCTCCAGTGGGGTTTGCAGTGGAATAATCAGACATCAACTTCGAAAAACGATGGAGTACCTGGCGGAATGATTTAATATCTTCACCAAAGTGCACCAGATACTGATTCTGGGTGTTAGGAGCAACGTTCCCCAGAGTTACCTTTCCGTCCACTGGGTGCGCCTGGTACTCATCACTCTGTGGCACAAAATATGAATATCGCTCATTGAGAGACACATCTGTCGGTTCGGCATATTCAAAATTCGCACCTCCTCGCATCCAAATCTGAACGTCAACCGTGGAACTAGCAACAGGACACGTCAATATATTCTGCACACGCAGCGTGATGGTCCCATTGTCACTGAGACGATTAGTCGTGAAAGAGGGAGTCGTACTCGTGCTCCAATCGTTGGTATATCCATTAGCCTTCAGAAACTGCAATGCCTGTTGATAAGGAATAGTCAATTCAATCTCACGGGTCTCGCCAATATCCATAATCATAGTCTGCACCACATTTGATGTGTTGGTGTTAGTTAGCAGATTGTATCCGGAGGCAGTGTTACCATTAGGGTCATAGCTGATTTTGATTTTCCCCTTATGATACTTCGATGCCACAGCACGTATTGTAAAAATAATATCTCCGCGCCAATAGTTGAACAACTGAGAGGGAAAGTACAGTGCCGTGGGTTGGATATAAGTGCCCAGCCCAGTTAGCGTCCCGGATTGACCCAAGTTGGGGTGAACCAGGCAAGAAAATTTCAAGGTATCGACAGCATCAGCTGTACTCCACTGAAGCGATGTCAGGTACGAGTCTCGCATAACAATATTGGACAAGGCCATTTCATCAATTCCAGTAGGGATACCCACGATTCGCGGGTCAACTGACATTTCATTCTTGGGGTCCAATGTCAATTTCTCGATGGGGAATCCAATTTCTGCCGATGCCAGCTGCGGAAACGCCATTGGTCGATGAGGCATAGCATCTGCAATAACTGGAACATTTGTGAACCCGAAGAGGGAGGCAATTGCACTTATTGCACCAGCACCTATTTTCGTTGCTGTCGCAAAAGGTCCAATTACAGGAATATCACCCAACCGTCCCGCAATATTAGCAATCCATGAAGCAGGTTTTGACACACACCCCTCCCCATACTCATCGGATTGCGCTGCGTAACCGACAGATGCACCAGATAGTTCAATATTCTCCATCCAAGCATATAGTGATACTGTCACACCTTGACCAGATACACCATTCGCGCTCCTCAGTGGGGTGATGACATCAAACCGCAAATTTCCCAAACTGCTCACATCCGACAGACTTTGAACATTGATTTCATTATAGGGCCAAATAAACGGCAATGTGAATTCATATGTGTCCGTTACATCCGGATCAATCAACAAGTGGGAACGCTGGGATATAGGAGTCAACCATGCATTGTTTGCATCATAGTAGATGGTATCATTCTTGAAATTCGTCAGTGGTTTATACGTCATTAGTAACATGCCATAATAGAATGGTGACGCACTCAATTGTATCTTGAGTTTGAGATCACCCTTCATAAAGGCATAGTTGTTCAGTTTATTCTTTACCGACGGTGTTTGTATCCAATCACCCCAGGGGCCATAATTAATCTTTGCCCCGACAGTGTCAGATTCATTCCAAGTGAATGCTTGTGTTCTCACAGGGCGTGCTAAAAATTTGTGAATGTCGGTATCTTGGGTACGACTGTGCAATACTGACGCAGCCCCAACACCAACATCTACAGTAGATGAACGCTCCATAAATGAGATGATTCCTTCCTTATTTGTATCGATGGAATGTTTGGTTTCATCGACCATCACGTCTGCCTGGGATACCCAGTCGGCGAGATTGCCGAAGTGACTTTCATATTCGTCTTCAGTCAAGTCAAAATACTGAGACGGCGACCGCACGGGGGTCACAACCGCCACCTGTTCCTGTACAGGTGGACAACTGTTGATTCTTTCTCGGGAATCAATACCTGATAAGTTGTTCGATATCATTGTTACTTCCTGTTGGTTGATAAGACCTAAGGAAGGATTTAAAGTTGTCTCTTTTTTGGGCTGGTAGCCCTGCGAAAACCTTTCAGCGTTCGCTACGTCATCATAACGCATCCAGAACTCGTAAACTAATTCGTAGTAATCCGGAAACGTGCTGTCTTGCACCCAGGACCCAAGGCTGAGGTCGGTAACAAGTTGACGAAAAAATAGCTGCCTCTCCACAAAAACTTCTTTCCCATGGAAGAAGTATTCACGCTGTGCTGTCTCTATCACGCACACTGCGTGGGCTTCGTCTGCCATATCATCCTTCGGTAATCTCGCGGTCATCATCTTGTGAAATGATGATTTATCCAAAGGGGCTACGACGCACCCGATATCCCGATCAAATACGAATGAACGCTTCAAAAAAGTAGCATCCTTAATATCTATGAACGGAACACTTGCGGCACCTTTCTCTGCCATCGTGTATTCAACACCGATGCATTTCATGGCAACCGCGATACGTGTGTGATTAAAATTTCCACACGCTGGACTTACACCCATGATGTTGTCATCACCATAGGTCGCCAAATGCACAAACTCTTGGAAGGTGTGCAACTCCTTCCCGGAAGTTAACAAGTATGCGTAACGCATGTACAGACTATTTACAAGGCAATTGATGATCACTGTTAGGGGGTGTCCCGATGGGTTCCCTTGGATTTCTATCAAATCACCATTGAAGTCTATACACGGAAACGCGGTATCATAGGCTATGCAACGGAGGTAAATTAAATCACTCTCCGGCCATCCGGCTCTCTCAGCCAATCGCTCTAAGATACTGAATGCCGCCAATATAAAAGGGGCGGCCATTCGCTTGTCAAAACTCGCGTAATCCCCTGCTACAATCCTATCATTCCCGAAATGGGTCAAGTGATCGTACAGGTCTCTCCACTCTGTGGATTGGGCCACAATTCCAGGCATGGCTTCAAAGATGAAGGGATTATTTTGAATCAATCGTATATGTGACAAAAAATATCGTCGCACAATAATGCTCCAAGCAAATTCTCCACCCGTGAATACACGCGTCTTTCCCGCTTCAATTTTCCGTGTGGGTGTTGGTTCATCTTTAAGATGCCCGCAAAACTGCGGGTGGAACCGGACTCCGACATCATAACAACGCTCTATTTCCATCACTCGATCCATAATTACAGGGTCGACGCCGACAATTTTCCCTTCCACTTCCGTAATAAATTTCTTCTTTGTAGTTTTAAAGGGATTTCCAGCACTAGTTTTGCTGTTAATTTTGTCGACATAGGTGACTCCATCCATTCCATTTAGTGCAACCTCAGTGGTATACACTTGGAGCATGGATATTTTGTCTCCGAGTTTAGTGACAATATCGTTGAAAAACGCATCCTCGCACCTCTTAATATTCTCATTTTGATAGGAGTGTATGGGCGTGGTCATGTCTTTCAGAGCTAGATGCCAAGGTTTCCAATTCATACATGGTTTGCCAAAATCTGCTTCATATCCGTGTTTGACAGCATAGTCTCTCATTAGTGTAGGCTTAACTTTAGATCGGCATTCCCCACGCCAACCAGAGAAACTCCCATATACTTTAGCAGAGCCTTGCGTCAGAAATCGCACGGGTGATTTTGCATGCAACGCCACAAGATTGCGCGTGTATCCGGGTGCGGAGATGGGTATACTCCCTTCCAACACTTGCGGTTTAAATCCCTTGAAGACACACTCCAGCATCTTTTGTGACACATGTTGGAACACTATTGCTGTAGAATTTGGATTTGCAGACACATGTGTTCCCATCAATACTTGAGCACCACCAACCTCTGCTATACACATCGAGCCACAATCACCTGCATCTGTGGCGCGATCGGCAATTCCCCAATAAGCAGGGACCTGGAAATAGGGGCATAAGCCGTCGCGAATATTGTTAATCTGCAGCTCTGATTTTTCCCCCGTTCGTGTACACAATATGTACTTGCCTTTAAATCTGCCTTTTAACGGCTGATCAATTGGAAAATACTTCAAGAGACTCTTCCCAGGGGCTATGGCTTTCAACTCAATGAGTGCAACATCAGTATCTGGTATACGCACGAAATCCTTCGGACCAAATGAGATGCTCATCATATTTCGGGAAACATTTTGACTTGTGGGATCAAGTATCACATCAATTATACCGGTATCGGCCTTGAGAGCATGGGCATTAATTAGCCAAATGCTACCATGGACATTTACAGCACTAGACCATGTCCCTTTCTCACCAAACAGGAAATGGAATTTAGCAGTTGATTGACGTACCAGTCGAGTGAGATTATCACCCTGGGCACACTTGGAAGCGCCGGAGATATCACATTCTGTCACTCGATAGGGATCATGGTAGTAAAACGTTTTCTTCTCACCAATTTCAGGCACAGGCACAGTACCAACTGTCCCCTGAGGTACAAACTCAGAGGGCTTGTCATTCTTTGTGGGGATACAGTACTCCCAGACCTTGCGGCACAGCACAAGAAAGATAGGCGCAGATACTAGAGCAATCATTCCGTACAGATAATTCTGTTTATTGCGGATGCGTTCCGTTCGTTCACCAGCAACCCGATATAAGAACTTGTAGGTGTCCATCTCATTGCCACACACTTGCCAAATTAAACGGATCTTCCACATTGCACCGTACTGCCACTGCGCATACAATTGACCTAGCGACCAAAAATTGACGATGAGATTGTACATGATGTACGCCGTTGTGAGAGGAACAATTGTTAGCGCTGGATTTAAGTAGCAGGAGACCATGAGCAATGCAACAAAATACCATATATGATCATAGAAGAAGGTCCGCAAATATTCCAATATTTCATGTTGCGAGAATAACCAATCCCACCAGTCATCAATGGGCAATCTCTGACCATCGACGATTTGTTTGACTAACCACAGTTTCATTTGGAAAATCTTGTTAAAATCTTCTACATCAACTTGCGGGACAAACGTACACACACAGGGATCAACCACACAAACTGTGCATGTATCAGGATTCACTTCCTCGTCTGATGCACACATGCAGTCTCGCGTAACTCGCTTACAACCTTTGCACACTTCGACTGCCTTCATTGTCGCATTGGCTGTGGCAGCCTTAGCTTGTGATTCTCTGTGTTCTTCAGCAACAGAAATATACCATGCGAGATAATCATAGATATCGTCAAATCGCTTAATAACCTCATATTTGGTGCGCATGTTATCTCTTGCAATCTCAGTCTCAGGCACAGGGATAGATATTTCGAAGTTCCAGATATTCATGTATTCACCTTCTGGAGTGCGTGGAATCTTTTTGGAATCTGCCATGAACGTACACTTCGCAAACTCTGGCTTAACAGTAGGTGTCACAACATAGCTCAACCGACGTGCGATAGCGAAGGGGCAAGCAAAGTAGGCATGCAAGTTCAGATCCTTAGTATTGGTAGTGGCTATAACAAGCTCGCTTTTAACGGGTGTCCTACCTTTGTCTTCCAAAGCCGCTTGAGGTGGTGTAAATGGTACGGAATTTTTAATCTGCAGCAACTCCATGAGGGTGGGATCAACTTCCCCATTGGGTGATAGGAATGCGATATCATCAAGCACGATACACCATTGCGTGGAGTCAAAACCAGACCAGTACTCATCGGCGGGACATCGTGTATACCGATAATTATCATCAATCGGCAGACCGAAATATTTCCCAAAATGGTAGAACATGATGTTAGTTAGCATACTCTTGGCAATGTGTGAGGAACCATGAATCAATATCCCAAATGGATCTTTACGTGGAGATTGAGCGGAGCGCTTTGTTGTCTCTTCTGCCTCAATAAGCTGCAATTCAAATAGAAATTTCTGCAGAACTAATTTCTCCCCTTTGTCCATCCCGACAGCAAATTTTATAATTGCCTTTCCTTTCTCAATAGCGTCCTTTAAGTTGCTCACGAATTCGAATCGGTTAAAACCATGTGGTTCCGGATTAGACAAAAATCTGCTCTGCAATTTGAGTTTCTGCACCTGCTGTACCCATTTCTCATAGGAGGACCCACTGTGGATAAATTTGTCCAGTGATCCAGTGGTGAAGTATGAATGACCCGCCTCACAAATGAACAACACAGCGTCCAGCATAGCATGCAACATATCGAAACCAGGTTTGTGTGTTCTTTTCAGCGCTGCCTCCTCAAATGCATCAAAGCCCATACTATGGAAATCGATGTTGGTACCCTTCAACATACCGGTACACAAAAGATACATCCAGAACTTGTGAAGTTTTTTGTATATTGCCAGTTCCTTCATTTTAGGATAGCAATTCAACACACTGCGCAAAGTATCAAAAGGAGAATCGTCTTCATCAGATTGGGGGACAAAATTCAATCGATCCATTATTTCTCCATCCGAAACTGGAATGTCTGCTGGTGCGAAACAACTCTCAAATAATTGCAGCAGCGGACTTACCATGTGTATACGGTTCCCTCTCAATTTACAAAAATTGACAATAGCCACGAGTCGATCTGCCATGCATTTGCTATGGGTCAACATGTACATAAGAATAGCAACATCTTCAATAAGATTTAGTTGCTTTTCGAATTCACGTGGTACAGTCATATATGTACCGAGGAACGATTTTCCGTGTTGTGCACCACTCCACAACCATTCATTTAATTCCAATTTTATATGGTGTAATGCCTCCTCCGGGGGGAATTGTAAAGCTTGCGGAACAAACTCACAATTTTTGCACATTTTGCGATAAATCACAATCGTGGAGTAGTGGGGGCATAGCGATATGGTGTCTTCACACCTTAAACAATATTCATGGATACCCTTTTCAAAAAAAGGCTCATGATGGGATAAGAGAGTTGTACTCTCAGCATTCAAATTCTTATTCATTATATTTAATTTTCTTTCAAGG